GCTTCAGTCAGTTCATTCTTTAGGTCATGGATGTCCTTCTCCATAGCTATCTCATCTGCTGTCCAGAATATGGACTGTTGCTTCTCAGTATAAGCTAGAGCCTGTGGGTAGTCATAAGTGTAGGTAGACTTAGGTGTTAGTATCTGAACATTACTCATCATCTAGCTCCTCAAGCTCTGCTTTGGAGTTAGTAATGACAAGACCATACAACAACCACTCAATCAAGAATGATTTAAATTCCCTATCTTCATGTTCAAAAGTAACAAAGCCTACGAACGGTAGCCAACCACCGAACAGTGGATAACCAAACATCAATATGCAGCCGTCACCCTCGTTAATACGGAAGGGTGTTAATTCAAATTTAAACTTCATTGTTTATTCCTCTAGTTCTTCTTCTTCAAAGTCTGCTTGCAGGTCATCCATCTTGTACTCAATCTTGTCCATAAATCTATCGACAAGTTCATCAGACGTAATCTCCAAGACTTCCATCAAGGAGATTTCATCTATATGTTTGAGACGATCAGCAAGCTCGTCTAGTGTTAGCATATCTTTCCCTCAGATAATTTATCGAGATAGGTAGCTCATCAAACTGCCCATCACTTACTTCATTTAACATCCATATCCCAGACCAACTACCATTGTTCTGTGCGCCTAGATACTTCTCATCATGGTTATAAAAGATACCAGCAAACAAACCTGTCAGATGTTTGCCGTCAGCTCTACGACCAAATGCTATGTCTCTATCTTGCACATGCCCCATAACACAGGACATCATCCTCTTGGATAGTAATGCCTTAGCACTGGACACTGCCCTACCCATAACACCAGATGTAAAGTAATGTGCGAAACACACACCCTCTATTACCACTGGTTCAAGGAAGTCATGAACTTCCCAATCCTTTAAGTTAAGATCGTTATAACTAATAACGTCCTCAAGTATTGCATCAGCTTCAACGGCTCTTGCAATACGCTCCTCATGGTTGCCCATAGTATAAATTAACTTAGGCTTCCACTGCTTGCGTTTACCCTTCTTGAGTCTAGCAATCTCTTTTCTAATAGGACTCATCAACAACTCCATAGCTTCGTTACCTGCATCAACATCTGCTTTGTAACGTCTACCTTCAAAGTCTTTCTTGCCCTTGTCGTATACTGATAGGCTAGGCATATCCCAGAAGTCTCCCAAGTTTACAATCACATCAGGCTTCTTCTCTACGATATATTTAGCCGCCCAGTTTAAATGCTCTACTGACACGTTAGGCTTTACTTGACAATCAGGTATTACACATATCTTCATATCAACGCTCCTTTAAATATTTATTCAGTTCAGAAGTTTGGTTTACAGTAAAATGTTTTATACCCTCCTTATCACACCATTGACCCATGTTCATCTTACTACCTTTACGAACCTTCTTGCTTGGGTCTGATAGTATGAATACTAACTCGTACTCACCTTCGGTACAAGACTTGATAGCTTTGTATTTAGCTGTATCTCCAGAGCGAAAGAAACCCTTACACTCAATCAATACATCATCCTTAACAAAGTCAGGCTTGTACTTACGCTTGATAATGTACGGAATATCAAACGGCTCAAATTGAAAGTCCTTGTGCTTAATACCAAAGGCTTCCTCTAATCCACTTCTATACTTTGGCTTGCTCATAAAAGTCTATGGGCATCTCCTTATCCCTTTGTAGCATCCATAGTAGCTGTGAATTTTCTACAGCTCGCTGGAATCCGTTATCAAATTCATCAAGGTACATATCAACAATCAGCTTATCCCAGTCTTTATGTTCATCCAACAACTTGTCAGCTTTCTTATTTCCAATACCTTTGATGCCAGTTATGTTATCCACTCTATCGCCAGTCAACATCTGCTTGTAAAAGAAGCGAGTACCCCGTTTAGCAGTTACCTTCTGCCACTCCTTAGTATTATAGTTATAGTGTAAACCCTCAACCATAAGTAAATCTTTATCTATGGTAGCGATAGCAGTGGAGTGGTCAGGCATTTGCTGTAGACCTAGAGCGTCATCAGCCTCCATACCATCTACAACTTGTGCATGAAAATCAGATACTAAATAATCCCGTATCGCTTGGTAGTGTATAGGCTTCTCTCTTTTCTTACGAGTGCCTTTGTAATCGTCCCTTACTTTCTTCCTAAAGTTATCTTTACCTGTAAGGAATATCTTGTAACTATCGCACTCAGTTTCTTTGATAATGTCATTGACATACACCTTACATGAGTGCAGTGCATGAGGCTCAGGGTCAGCTTTCACCGACCCATCACTCAACTTCTGTTGGCTAGCGTATGCTATGCGGTAGACGATAGGGTCACCATCAATAAGTAATTTCATTAGAATGGTATCGCATCATCTAGCGGTACATCATCAACATCTGGTTCAGCTATTTTAGCTTTAGATGTTTTACCACTAAGTCTGGTGTTCTCGAACTGCCACTTAGTTAATCCGTACATAGCTCGTTGAGCTGGATTGTCAGGGTCATTCTCATCACCAACCGCCATGTTAGTTATAGTAGCATCAGCAACATTGTCTTGATACTTAGATGGGATAGGTGTGATGTCTACGATCTTGTCGTAGGTTGCACTACCTTTTACATCATGACCAACGATAACATTGCATGGTTTACCAAGCGCAGACTCCCAGTCAGGGGCTTGACCAATCTTAGCTTTAGGGTTAAAGATTCGGTACATCTTTGTCTCAGTACCTAACTCTGTTAAGGTATTGAATATATTAAAAGACCTTGACCACAACATGCGTGGCTTCTGCTCTCCGTTCACATCAACTGTGTGACCGAGTATCTCAATACCTAGAGCAATCTTATGTTTAGGTTTATCCTTAGGGTCAAAAGGTTTTTGTATACCCAAGTCTGCTACATATACTAACCTGCCCTCGTAATCACCTGCCGCTAGGTTTTCGTATTGCTTATTTTCTTCTGCCATTTGTTTCTCCATTTGTTAAAGTACCCTAATATTATAGCACGTTTTAGTGAATGTTGCAATAAGTTTTACCAAACTGTACATCACAATCTAAATTCCTGTTTAGTTTCAATAGGTTATTAACCTTGTCAATCGAGTCTTTGAGTAGCTTTTCAGTCTGTTGCTCCTCACCTTCCTTGATCTCTAAGATTATCTCGTCATGGAACTGTGCTGTTAGTTGTGGTCTACGTTGTAGTATGAAACCTATCCACAAATCAAAGCAGTATACACCTGTCCCTTGATTGAGAGTAGAGAATATATCCTTCTCACTTCGTAGACTATACCATAACTTACTGACTGGATTGAACAACCAGTTACCCTTAACCTTTACTGACTTGCTAATCTCTTTAATAGACCAGTTACGTCTCCAGTAGGCTGCGTGTATCTGAGTAGCTTCACTCTCCTTGATAAGTAACTGCCTAGCTAATGTAGTTACACCACACCCATAAGTACATGCGTAGTTACCACCCTTGTATTTGTGACGAATAGTGCTTATGGATGTATCAGTACCATCCTTGTATGCCTGTACCTGCTCAGGTGTTACAGCACCAGCAGATAAAGCCAAGTCAAGGTGTGGGTCAAAGTCCTCAGTCATCATAGCCTTGACGTACTCAGGGTCAAAGTGCCACATATAGTGCTGTTTAGTTCTGTCCTCAAGCGAGGACATATCACTACCACACAACACATTACCCTGCTCACTAGTAAGTAGCTCTCGTATCTCCTTACCATACGGCTTGCGTGCTGATGGTATGTTGACACAGACAGCGTGCTTAAATCGTAAGGTGTTAGTTAGTCCCTGTATCTCTGCCTTGACGTAGCCATCCTCATGACTCTTGAGTAAACCCTGTACCAAACCAATCCTGTGTTTGACTACTGTCATTGTGGCTAGGTTTTGTAGGCTAGGTACTTCTTCTACTAGCTTCTCAATACTAGGACACAACTCACCATCACCTGTCTTTATCTGTGGTATCTTGCGATCATCCTTGTACTTGTGGGTCTGTGGCTTCCAGCCCATGTCAAACAACCAGTCCTTTATCTGTGGAGTAGAACTAGGATTGGGTTCATCATACCCTACAATTACTTCTATCGCTTCCTCTGTATCGAAAGGTAAGTCATTGATTTCACACAACTCTTTCCACTTCTCACCATGAGCAGATAGTGTCCCATCTTGTTTGTATGGTTTAGCTGGTCGATTACGCTTTGCAATCTTAGGTACTTTAGGCATGTTCTTTGCCAATGCTTTGTAAGACTTGTCGTACTCTGCTTCCATGTTATGCAACAACTCGTACGCTTTTGTTACATCCAGCTTCCAGCGTGAGTTTTCCTGTAGCATAGCGCAGTTCATCTTATGTGATAGATACCTAATTAGGTGCTCATACTCACCGCTATACAACTTTTCAAGATACTTCTTCTGTGCTTCCCACAACTTGAAGTTAATCTTAACATCTTCCTCGCATCTGTGGATGTAAGTATCTAGGTCTGCGTTCTCCCAATCCTCAACCTCTGGCTTGGGTATACCGAAGCGTTCACCCCAATGTGCTAGCCCATGCCTAGTGTGCTCAGGAAACAAGTACCAAGACAATGCAAGGGTATCCACTAACTGACATGGTATCTTAGTATCTAGGATACGTTCGATAACTGGTGCGTCATAGCGTATGAAGTTATGACCAATCAACCTGTCGTCTTTGTTGAGACTAGCTATAAATATTAGCATGTCCTTATACTCTGATAATGTTTTGACAGTCTCGCCATCGTGGATAGACATACAATGTATCTTGGTTGGGTTCACCCCGTCTGTTTCTATGTCAACCAAAAAATCCACTAGTAACCTCCAAGTATTCCGTAGTGTGTTCATCATACTTAACATCACAATGATACTGCATACCGAAGTCCCTGTCGAACAGCATGTAAAACTCACTGATGTTCTGACGTTCAATAGGACACTCATCAGTACGATCTCTACTGATACCATGCCCATAGTGCGCCCACTTCTCCATAGCTCGTGAACCCGTGAACTCACTAGACAACACACGACCACCTGCCTCATGTGGCTTACTAGTCTTAGGCTTAGGATTAACGTGCGAATAACAGAACACAGTAATTGGGTAGCTGTTCACTAGGTCTGCCATGTCCGTCATGATCTCGTTGAGTTTATCGTTAGCCTCACTTGATGTGTATCTACTAATCAATGCAGTGATAGGGTCTAGGAAAAATAGATTAATCCCATCCATCAAGTGCATCTCCTCGATACAGATACGGATGTCTTGCCAATCTCTACTAGCTCCGCGATCATAGAACCTAACCTTACCTTGTAAGTTAAGTAGTGTATTGCGTAGCACTTCCTTGTTGAACTCCTTGTCTGGTCTAGTGAAATCCTGTCGTGCTTCCTTACTAGCAATTCTTAATGCTGTTTTGACGGGAGCGTTCTCTAAATCAAACACACCTACCTTGTGTCCTAGATGTAACAAGTGCTGTATTAACTGGTACTCGTGATGTGACTTACCAATCTTCGGTGCGGCTCCTACGATATGTATCGTGTTAGGTCTGATACCAAACGTAGCTCTATTGACTGACTGCCAAGGGAAAGGGATACCCATCTCTGGCTTGACTAATGCCTTCTGGATTAGGTCATCATCAATATCAACTAGCTCGCCCTGTCTCTGATAGTCAGCCTTGAACATCACATTCTGATACAGCTCGTACTCTCTACCTTCCTGCAACATATCGTTACAATCCTTGAGGGGTAGGGTAGCCACCTTAAACTGAGGGAATACCTTGAGCACCTCTTTGGTTGCCTTCTTGCCAGCTTCATCATTATCAAACACCAAGACTACCTCATCATACCCATTGATGAAGTCCCTGTTGTTCATGATGTCCTTCAATGCTGACGTAGCTCCACGAGTAACGGATACTACACTAGGCTTACCTTTGAATGTGCTCAACTTGTGGTCAAACAATACTTGGTATAGCGACATAGCATCCATACGCCCTTCAGTTATGAATAAGCGTTTGCCTCCATTACGTTGTGCTATGTGCTGACCCCACAGTTCAAGACTACCCTTGCGATCACCAACACTAGTGATCTTTTTGTCAACTCCTTTGACTTCATACCCTACCACCTTTCCTTCAAAGCGATCAGGGTACACCTCATGCGTGATAGTCTTGCCGTCTTGCTCTGATAGCAATACCTTCACGCCAAACCCTTTACATATCTCCTCCCGTACTCCCCTCATACCTCGTACTGGTAGGTTATCTACATTGTTAATATCAAACATAAAGTTAGACTTATTCTCCTGTTGTCGTAGGTATGAGTCATGCTTTTTCCCGTCATACTCTACATCCTGTGGTGGAAACCAACTGTTACAAGCGAAACACCAAGCGTCAATAGTCCCGTTGGGTTTCTCGAATACCTGCTTGGCATCACTACTACCACACTTGGCGCATGATTCTTTGTATAAACATTTACCTTTATCTAATTCCACTTTCATCACCATTGCCTCAAGATAGCGTCAACATT